GTTGATGACGTTAAATCGTTTGACGAGGCTATGTACATTCTGTTATGCGGTACTGGGGTTGGCTTTAGTGTCGAGAGTAAGTATACTAATAAGCTGCCAGACGTACCTACATTAATGTTTAACAGTGATACGGTAATCTCTGTGTCAGACAGTAAAGCAGGATGGGCTAAGAGTTTACGTCAGATCATTGCTCTGCTATATGCTGGTGAAGTACCTAAGTGGGACGTATCTAAGGTGCGCCCTGCTGGTGCACGTTTAAAGGTGTTTGGCGGTAGAGCATCCGGCCCTGCACCATTAGAAGAGTTGTTTAAGTTTGTTATTAGTAAGTTCAAAGGTGCTGCAGGACGTAAGTTAAACAGCCTTGAATGCCATGACATTATGTGTAAAATTGGAGATGTTGTAGTCGTAGGAGGTGTACGCCGTAGTGCTATGATTAGTCTGTCTGATTTGAGTGATGATAGGATGCGACATGCTAAAGCCGGAAACTGGTACGAGCGAGAAGGACAGCGTGCGCTTGCAAACAATAGCGCAAGTTATAATGAGCGACCCACAGTTGGGGAATTTATGTCAGAGTGGTTGGCACTGTACCAGTCTTTCAGTGGAGAGCGAGGAATTTTTTCAAGGCAAGCTGCTAAAGCTACAGTTGCTAAACACGGACGACGAGATAGCAACTATGATTTTGGAACTAACCCCTGTAGCGAAATCATTCTACGTCCATATCAGTTTTGTAATCTTACTGAGACAGTTGCACGGGTGGACGAAACCGAGGATAGTTTGGACAGGAAGGTGCGACTTTCCTCTATCCTTGGAACATTCCAATCTTGTCTCACAGATTTCCCTTACCTCCGAAAGATTTGGCAAAAGAATACTGAAGAAGAGCGTTTACTTGGTGTAAGTATTACAGGTATTTTAGATTGTCCGTTGTTAAACAATATTAACGACACAGCCCTACCTCTGCGACTAGAACGTCTACGTGACATTGCAGTGGTTACTAATAAGGAATTTGCTGATGTTCTGGGAATCCCTCAGTCAACTGCTATTACATGTGTTAAGCCTTCTGGCACTGTGTCTCAGCTTGTTGATAGCGCCTCTGGCATTCATGCTAGGCATAGTGAGTATTACATTCGACGGGTTCGTAATGATACTAAAGACCCTCTTACTGCATTTTTGCAAAGCCAAGGAGTTCCTAGTGAAGCGTGTGTTATGAAGCCGCTAGACACAACCATTTTTAGTTATCCAACTAAATCACCAGAAGGTTGTGTTACACGAGATGATTTAGATAGCTTTACACACTTGAAGTTGTGGTTGACATATCAACGACATTGGTGTGAACATAAACCTTCTGTGACAGTGTATGTTAAAGAAGCAGATTGGCCTTCAGTTGGAGCATGGGTATGGGAACACTTTGATGAGATTAGTGGTATTAGCTTTTTACCTTGGGATGGCGGTAGCTATAAGCAAGCACCATATGAGGAGATTGATGAGGCTACGTACTTAAAGTTAAAAGCAGAGATGCCTAAGACTATTGATTGGGAATCGTTCATTGAGAATGACGATAACGTAGAAGGTGCACAGATGTTAGCGTGCGCTGCCGGTGTCTGTGAAATCTGATGATGTATTAGTAGCAGAAGCACTAGGAGGGGATGAGGTAGCTTATTCTCTTCTAGTTGCTAAGTACTGGCAACGTATCTTTCGTTTTATTCGCAGAAGAGTTAACGATAGTGCGTTAGCCGAGGACGTAACACAGGAAACATTCTTAGCAGCCTTTAGGTATTTAAAGACCTTCAGAGGCGATAGTAGCTTCTATACGTGGTTATGTACTATTGCTATTAATAACGCCTCTAAGACCCCTTCTCATAGCCTTAAAACGGAACATGTGCTAGTTACTAGTGATACTCCAGAGAGTAGGTTGCAGATTAAGCAGACAGTGGATAGCATTATTAAAGTATGGAGTACACTACCTAGTAAACAGCAACGTGCACTATACCTAAGAGAGCATGACAACATGAGCCATTACGACATAGGAGTTGCACTTAGATGTTCTGAACAATATTCTAAAAAGCTGGTATACTTAGCCAAGCAGACAATACGAAAGGTAATGAATGGCAAACAATGATAGCTACTTAATGATGGAAGCATTACGTAGGCACTTAAGAGTTAACGTCTATCGTGTAGACGATATGCTTGAAGTAGTGATTAAATTTAAAACTGAAGATGGTAAACTACATCAACTTTGTAACAGCTTTGTGGAGATTAACAAATGAAATTAACAATATTAAAAGAACATGACGACGGTAGTGCAGATGTTGAACTAAAAGACATTGACAATGCAACTATGACCCTTATCATCCAGACAGGTTTTATTAAACTAATGGCAGATGCTTTAGAGATGGCTGAGAAAGAGAAGCGTATGCCAGCACTGTTTAAGAAGTCTGAGTGATGGATAGCTACGATGAAGTGATGGCTACTCAGTATGGCGGCAATCACTATAAAGATCGCGCTGTACAGCCTTGGGAAGTATGGGAGGCATATCAGATGGATGGTTGGGAAGCTAGTGCTACCAAGTATCTGTTACGATATAAAGATAAAGGTAAACCACTAGAGGACTTATATAAATGTAAGCACAATGTGGAATACTTAATTGCAAGAGAAGAAAGGAAACTAAAGAATGTACAAACTAATGAACCGCAAGGGCAGTCTACCAAAGTATTTGACGACATTGTTCAAGGACTACAATCAAGCAAGGTGCGCATTACGAAAACTATTTCGGAACAAGATGGAGTTAGGTTCTGGAAAACACCCACCGTTGTACCTAATGCGTAGCTTTGGTTACGATATTAGTAAGGTGTAAAAGAGGGGCTTAGTGCCCCTTTTTTATTTAAACTTATTATGAAATATCTCGTACACTTCTGACACTGTACGGGGTTTTCCTGTATCTCTATAGAATACATTCTTGTTAGCACGCATTGCCTGTTTAGATACCACTTTGTCTATAGTGGTAGTTGGTTCAGCATTAAAGAACTTAGTAGCACCTACCCTACCTAACTTGTGTGCCATATATGTTTCAGTGTTGTTAGGCTTACGTTCTAACACCTTACTTAACAATTCCCTATTCTTTTCTGTAAAATGCTCTACAACTTGACGACTCTTCTTATAGTCAAGTCTATCGTCAAGAGAGAAGTCTACACCCATCTGCTTAGTGTAATCTTGCCACGTTTCCTTTGTAAATTGGAATGGGCCAAGTGCACTACTTGTCTTAGAACGAACGTTCGTACCACCACTACTTTCAACCATTGATAGTTGTTTGTAATAGTCTTTTTGCTCAGGAACAACACTAGGTTGTTTAGGTGCTTCTTGTATCACCTTACCTACTACCTCTTGTGTCGTCTTAGGTTCACTTGCAAAGAAGTTATTAAAAAGTGCTGTAATATCCATATTAACCTGCAGTATTAGAAATATCAGACATACGTACACGTGCTTCCTTAATCTTAGCAGCTAATTCTTTTTTCTTTTCTGGAGTAGCATTATTAAACGCCCTACGTAAGAAATCTTCATTAGTATCTGGGTCTACTTTTTTCATCTCTGTTAAATAGGTTTCAAAATCATTGTTTAATGACACTTCTTCTTTGGCTGCAGGGGCAGCAACAGGAGCAGGTGTGTTACTAGTAGCTTCTGTTACTAATGGTTTAGTAAACGCAGTACTAGGTGCACCTTCTTGATTAAAGTTCTTAATAAACTCTGCACGTAGTTTTTCAATAGGTTGTCCAGTAGTTCTAGCTTGAATACGTAGCACATCATCTACCCCTGATAGAGCATTGTTAACCTCTTTAGGAGGGGTTACAGCACTGGCTGCAAACTGCCCAGTTAATCTAGGACTACCTACAGCCGCACCACCACTTGTTTCAGCAAATCCAGCAGGTACAGTTACACGTGTAGCTACAAGTTTAAGAGGTTGGTTGCCAGATAAATCAGCAAAGGTAGTTGTAACTTGTTGACCACCTTTATAACTGCTGTTGTACACATCTAAACGTTCTTTAGCTATGTCTGCATGTCCTCTAAATCCGTATAGACTTTCGTTAACACTTTGATTAATTACATTTGTAAGTGCACTCTTCTCACTAGCTGGTACTTTTGTTAAAGCAGTGTCTGTAGCTGTTGCAGTTTCTTTTAAGTAACGTTCTGCATTAGCAGGTAATGCCACAGCACCAGAAATTACCTTACTAATATCAGTTGCTACAGTAGGACTATATGTGTCTGAAACAACTTGTTTACGTAATGTTTCTGCATCTTTATTAAAATTCATTACTGATGCTGTTGCTTCTACAATCGTAGTGGGGATAGTGCGATCACCACTAGCATAGCCATCCATTTTCTTAACTAGAGTCTGCCAGTCTTCTTGTCCAACACCGTTCATAGCTGATCTACGTAGGTTGTTGGCGTAGTTAATCATAGCTGACTCTTTAGGATAGCGTGCTTGTGCTTCTGACTTAGCTGCAGGGTTGCCAGACATACCTAAAGATGCAATAACTGCATCAGACAATCCCAAACTCTTAACAAACGTATCAATGAGGGTTAGTCGTTGCTGTGCTGTTTTTGTAAAGTCAGGGTCAGCAAGAGCATGTAAGAAAGTTGTTTTATTTTCAGTGTAGTATTTTCTGCTACTATCGTACCAAGCCTTAGCGTCACTAGATGCTTGGGAATACTTAGCACTATCTACAGGATTATTTTTACCTGCAGCAATAATTGTTTCGTTTAGTTGTTGATACTGTGCGTCTAACAATGTTAGTGTTTTAGTACCTGCATCTTCAACTAGTTTCTTATATTCAGGTGACCGTAAAATAGAGTCAGGAATACTACCTGTAGTAATCATAGCACGAGTAACACCTAGCTTTTGCATCTGTGTGTAGATGTTTGCGTTGGCAGTTAACATACTATTTTCAAAACCAGTTTTAGTAAACGTAACTGCATTAACAATGGCATTGCCACCTTTTTCAAGTGCTTCCTTGGATTGTTTAGTACTAAAGTTAGCAGCTACAGTTGCAACTGCTAAGTCATTCTTTTCATTCTTGTTTAGTGAAGCATACTCAGATAGTGCTTGCACTTGGCCTACGCCACCCGTAGAAGTACGGTCAGCTACATAAGCATCTTGATTTTGCTTTTCAATTAATGCTTGTTTTTTATCTTGTTCAATCTTTTGCTTTTCAATAAAGGCTACATCTTCATACAAACGATTGACACTGTATAAGTCTAAGTGTTCCTTACCAGTAACCTCTGTTGCAATCTTACGGAAGTTATTAGCCATACCCGGCATATTAGCAATAGCATTCTTAAGTAGTGTTTCACTACGTAGCATCATTTCTTTTTGACGACCCGGTAGGCTATCTCGTGCAGCAATGATTCGCTGTTGCTCTGTACGGAAAGCAGCAAGTGAGGCGTTTTCTTTTTCTTGATAAAACCCGGTAGATAGATTACGTGCTTCAGTAGGATCAGCACCAGCTAAAATAGACGCTGCCCTCATTTCTTCTGCCATAGCACCAAAACTACTACGTTCTTGTTCTACTTTTAATTTAGCAGTTTCATCTGCAGATTTAACTGCAGTAATATCTGCTTGTAGTTTATCTACTTCACCTTGTAATCCA